TTTTGGAGTATTAAATTATGGCTACCTATCAAACATATACCGCAATCGGTATGAGAGAAGACCTTTCGGATGTTATCTACTCGATTTCACCAACAGATGTTCCATTTATGTCTTCCATTGGCAAGACTAAGGCAACTGCTGTTCTGCACGAGTGGCAAACAGACAGCTTGGCTGCTGCAACTTTGGATAACTTCACAGTTGAGGGTGCAACAGCATCTGACGCTACTATGTCTCCAACTACTCGTGTGGGCAACCGCACTCAGATTGCACAGAAAACTATCAAGATTTCTGGCACTTTGCAGAGCGTGGATAAAGCAGGCCGAAAATCCGAAAAAGCCTACCAATTGGCCAAAGCAAGTTCGGAAATTAAGAGGGACATGGAGACTACATTGCTGAGTAACCAAACTGCTGCTAACGGCAATTCCTCTACTGCTCGTAAATTGGGTGGTCTGCAAGCATGGTTGAACTCCAACTATGATGGCGGTACTTCTGGTGTCGCTGGTGACTTGGGTACAACTGCACGTACCAACGGCACTAACCGCACGTTTGACGAAACAATCTTGAAGACTGTTATCCGTGAAGTTTACGCTTCTGGTGGCAATCCTAAAGTGTTGATGGTCAACCCTGCTCACAAGCAATTGGTTTCAGCTTTTGCTGGTATCGCTGCACAGCGTTTCATGGCCCCATCGAACAGCCCTACCACAATCGTGGCCGCGGCCGATGTTTACATGAGCGACTTCGGAACTGTGAGCGTTGTTCCCAACCGCTTTATGACTTCTACCAATACTTGCGATGAAGTTGCGTATGTGATTGACCCTGACATGGCTGCTATTGCTTACTTGCGTCCTTTCCAGACCAACGAGTTGGCTGTAACTGGTGACAACGAGTCCACACAATTGCTGGCTGAGTTCACCTTGGAAGTTAAAAACCAAGGCGCACACGGCATCATTGCTGACATTACACCTTAATCTAAGGTAACTACTAAAATGCCTCAGACTTCAAACTCTGGGGCATTTTCTTTTCTACTCAAACTGATAGAATTAGGCTATGCAAAATCCTAACAATTTTCGTCAAAGTGCTGTCCATGCTGATGGTGAGGGCGGTATCGTTATTCAGACTCGTCAGGATGTTTCTGACATTGTTGAGCAGAATAAAAAAGAATATAACTCGTATGACGAGAGAGCAAGATGGTCTGATAACTTGTTTGGCAATAAGGTTGCGTCTATCCCTATGACAGTTATTGATGACTTGAACAAAGCTGGAATCATGCGTGGCTTTGCTGTTCTTGATGACAAGCGGTTTGCTGCTTTTCTGAATGACCCAATGAATCGTGCATGGCGCACTAGGACAGGAGTTGTATGAGTTTTGCTACCTACTCTGATTTGCAGACTTCAATAGCTAATTACTTGGCTAGGTCTGACCTGACAAGCATTATTCCAGACTTCATTACTTTGGCTGAGAATCGTTTGCGTAGAGAACTGCGTATTCGTCAGATGCTCAAGTCTGTAACAACTAGCACAGTCTCTGGTGATGCAACTGTAGAACTGCCTAGCGACTTCTTAGAGATTCGTGACTTTGTGGTGATGACTAACCCAATTCAACCATTGAGTTACTCTAGTCCCTCATCGTTATCTAATGACCAAAGAACATCAGAAGTTGGTGTTCCTAAGAGTTACACAATCTTAGCAAGTGAGTTTCAATTAGCACCTGCACCTGATGGCATCTATACGCTAAAGATGCTCTACTTTGCTGCGCCTCCATATCTGTCTAGCAGTAATGTTTCTAATGTATTTCTGAATGTTGCCCCAGATGGTTTGCTGTATGGCGCATTGGTGGAAGCAGAGCCTTATTTAATGAATGATGCTCGAATCAATACATGGGGTTCTATGTATGACAGGGCAATCACATCTCTCACCAAGTCTGATGAAGAAGGTCAATACTCTGGTGTTCCGTTAGCAATGAAATTAACTGCAAGGTGAAAATATGGCTGAAATGTCCAACTACTTAGAAAATGCTCTTATCAATGTTACGTTGAGAGCAACTGCTTACACAGCACCAACAACTGTGTATTTAGCACTTTATACAACTGACCCAACAGACGCTGATACTGGAACTGAGTGTTCTGGCACTAGCTATGCTCGTCAGTCTATTACTTTTGGTGCGCCCTCCAATGGTGCTTCTACCAACTCTGCTGCTATTGAGTTTCCTCAAGCTGGCGGTGCATGGGGAACAATCACACACATTGGAATTCGTGATGCTTCTACAGCAGGTAACTTGCTGTATCACTCACCATTAGACGCTTCTAAAACGATTGCAACTGGTGATGTGTTTCGCATTGCCTCTGGTTCATTGAGCGTTACTTTAGCGTGAGATGGCTGACTTACTGCCTCCGTGGACGATTGACTCGCTAGACAATTTAAAGTCTAGCATTGATGACTTAACACTCACACTCGATAGTCCACTTTACGAAACCTCAGTAACCCTATGGGATGCCTATGGGTCTGTAACTGCGTCTGCAAGCGTTGTAGCTGATGCTATAAGGGTTCAGAGTGGTAGTGGGGCGGTAGATGGAACAGCGACTGTTACGGCAGATGCAGTAAGGGTTCAACTAGCTAGTGCAAGCATTACTGCTAATGCTAGTGCGTCTTGTGATGCGACTAGGGTGCAGTTTGCCTCTGGTGCTATTGATGGCAATGCTACTGTCAGCGCAGATGCTACTCGTGTCCAGTTTGCTAGTGGCAGCATAACTGGTAATGCTGATGTAACTGCTGTTGGCGGTATTGTTAAGGATGGCGTAGCCTCCGTTACTTGCGTAGCTACAGTTGTTGCAAATGGCGGTATTGTTGCAGAAGGTGTCGCAAGTGTTACTGGTAGTGCAACAGTAAGCGCAGTAGGTATCCGTGTTCAAAATGCTGTTGGTAACATAACTGCTACAGCGACAGTATCGGCTGAAGCAATTAGGGTTAGAGACTCTGTAGCAAGCGTTACAGGTAATACTAATGTTGTCGCTAGTGCATCTGCAATATATGCAGGGGCAGCCTCGGTATTAGGTCTAGCAACGATTGTAGCTAAAGGCGTTATTCTTGGTGACAACTGGACTCCTGTTGTCGTAGATGACAACACTTGGACACCAGTTTCTACTGATAGCAATACATGGACTGCTGTTTCTGGTGACACAAACACATGGACACCAGTTGCTGCTAACGACAACGATTGGACAACTCAGGCTCAAGGAAGTAATACATGGCTACGACAAAATTAACTTTTGGTGAATGGATGCCTGACCAGCCTAGCGTTTCGGGTGCTTTGACTGACGCTAAAAACGTGGTTAGTCAAGCCATAGGTTATGGCCCTTTCCCTGCGCCAGTTACCTTCTCAACCAGTAACGCTGCTGAAGACTTAACATCTCTTTACGCTGCCAAGCAACCAAATGGCGATACTGCTTTGTTTGCTGCTGGCTTGTCTAAGATTTATACAGTAAGCGGTGTAGGTGCTATCACTCAGGTTAAAACTGGCATGACTACGGCTAATGCTGATAGGGTTCGTTTTACTCAGTTTGGTAAGACTGTAATTTCTTGCAACAATGCTGATAAGTTACAGGCTTGGACGCTAGGAACATCTACATCGTTTGCTGACTTGTCAGCTACTGCGCCTATTGCTAAGTTCATTACTGTGGTGCGTGACTTTGTGGTTTGTGCAAATACTTTTGAAACTACACAACAACAGTATCGTGTCCGTTGGTCAGCTATCAATGATGAAACAGATTGGACAGAGAACGTAAACACTCAGTCTGATTATCAGGACATTCCTGATGGTGGACAGATTGTAGGAATCCGTGGTGGTGAGTTTGGTCTTATCTTTTTAGAAAGAGCCATTCACCGAATGACCTATGTAGGTACTCCGTTTATTTTCCAGTTTGACAACATCTCTCGTGGTAAGGGATGTATGGTAGCTGGCTCAATTGCTCAGTACCAAGGTGTTACTTTCTTCTTATCTGACGATGGTTTCTATCTTTGTGATGGACAAAATATTACAGCCATTGGCGCAGAGAAGGTAGATAGATACTTCCTAGATAATGTTTCAGACTCCGACTTTGGAACTATGTCTGCTGCTGTTGACCCTATCCGCAAACTTGTAATCTGGAATTACAAAAATGTTAGCGGAGGCAGAAGTTTGCTGATTTACAACTTTAAGACCCAGAAGTGGACTTATGGGGATGCGGGTACAGACTACTTGTCTGAAGCCTCTACATCGTCCGTAACGCTTGAGCAACTAGATAGCATCTCTGGTTCTATTGATGCTTTGACAAGTTCTTTGGATTCACGTTTGTTTGTTGGCGGCAAATACTTCTTGGGTGGTACTTTAGCCACTCGTGTAATGAGTTTTACAGGTGCTAACCAGACTGCCGTGATTTCTACAGGAGACTTGGATATTGGTGCTAACTCAGTAGTAACCCTAGCTAGACCTATTGTTGACAATGGTTCTGCAACTGTGGCTATTGCCTCTCGTACTCTGCTAAACCAAGGTGTGAGTTTTAATACTGCGGTGGCTGCTAGTTCAGAGAATCGTGTTCCCTTGAGAAGCGCAGGTAGGTATCACAGACTAAAAGTCACTCCTACTGGTGCTAACTGGAATAACGCTATTTCTGTGGATGTGGATGTGACTCCACAAGGGGTTCGCTGATGTTTAGAAGCCTACCTGCGTTTGGTGGTGACCAGAGGGCTGTGGCTGAAGTCGTCCGTGGCATCATGGACGGAAAGACCAATAACACAGGGACTTTGACTCTGGCAACTGGTGGTGCTACTACTACCACTCTGACAGACCGAAGGATAGGCCCTGAGAGTGTGATTCTCTTTGCACCTGCCTCTGCTGCTGCTAATGTGGACTATATGCCTTATGGGGCATTTCAGAGCCTTGTTGACCAAACTATTGCTGCTGCAAATACTGCTTATGCAATGACAATGGACACTACGGACTTTTCCAATGGTGTAACTTTATCCAATAGTTCTCGTTTAAATGTCAAAAACACAGGAATTTATAACTTTCAATGGTCTGGTCAGTTTGAAAATACCGACTCGCAAGACCATGATGTTAGGGTTTGGATAAAGGTTAACGGGACTAATCTTACTGGTTCAACAGGATTCTTTGCTATTCCTAGTAAACATGGCTCAGTTGATGGTCATGGTTTGGTTGGATGGAATTACTATTTAAGTTTAAATGCAAATGATTACATTGAACTTTGGTGGGAAGCAGATAGTGCATTAGTAAGTCTTCAAGCCTACGTTGCTGGTACAAATTACCCCTCTACAGCGTCCTTGATTACTACGATGAACTACATCTCTCCGTCAGCATTGACTAACATTTACGCTAGTTCCCAAGGACAAGGTACGGCTACGATTACCCACTTTGCCAATTCAACGGCTAATAAGAAATATCGCTATGCAATTATTGGTTGATTTTAATTATTTATGTATAATGGTTTCTGTGGATGACCCATCTCGGAATCCGAACTTTTAGGAGTAAAGATGGCAACTACTACCACATCCACAGTCGCACCAGAAATTGCACCATATCTAACGTATGGTTTGCAACAGGCATCAGGTCTGTATCAGGGCGGTGGCCCAAAATACTACACAGGCGAAACCTTTGTAGCACCCTCGCAAACTACACAAGCTGGCGTTCAAGCCTTAGAGACTCGTGCTTTAGCAGGTAATCCCTTAACTGGACTTGCTCAACAACAATTGCAGGGTACTTTGGGCGGTGCTTATCTGGGTGGTAATCCATTCTTTCAAGGTGCGTTTGCCCCTGCTGCACAAGCGGCTCAGACTCAGTTCCAAGACGCTATGGGCAATATTTCATCCAAGGCTAGTTTAGCAGGGCGTTATGGTTCTGGTGCTATGGGTAACTTGCAAGACAGGGCTACTGGTCAGTTTGCTCAATCATTGACTAACACAGCAGGTCAACTGGCTTATCAGAACTACGAGCAAGAACGAGCAAGACAACAACAAGCTATTGGCGCAGCACCAGCATTGGCTCAAGCTGATTACCAAGACATTAACCAGTTGTTGCAAGCTGGTCAGTTGCGTGAAGGTTACCAAGGTCAACAGTTAGGTGCTGATATTCAGCGTTTTAACTTCTTGCAAAACCAACCACAACAGAACTTGCAAAACTATATGTCATTGGTATATGGTAGCCCACTAGGACGAGTTGGACAGACTACCGCTAGCGGTGCTGCTGATACTTCTACCTTGCAAAATATATTGGGTACTGCTGCTACTGCTGCTGGTGTTTACAAGAATTTAGGCGGTACATGGCTAAATAATTTATGGAATTCACCTACAACAAATACAAGTAACATGGGAACTATTGACGCTAATTACCCTGCTCTTGGCACTAACTGGTGGGATTGAACATGGCTGGACTATTAGACATTTTTGGTACAGGCGGTGCAGACACAATGGGTCTGCTAGGTATGTCACAAGCTGACATTGCTCGTAATCGTGACGATGCACAAGCACAAGCCTTGTATGCCCTAGCAGGGCGTTTGTTTCAAGGTGGTAACACAGGGCAGTCTATTGCTGAAGGTTTGCAACTTGGTCAGAAAGCCTATAAAGGCGGTATGACTGAGGCTATGCAAAGCCAGTTGCAGAATTATCAGTTGCAAGAACTGATGAAGAAGAAGAAGCTAGAAGAACAAGTAAAACAACTTGCACCATTCACATTGCAACAGCAAGTTACCAAAGAAGCAATGCCAGCACAAGCTGCGCTTTATGGAAAGCCAACAGATTACCCACTTCTTGATGATGAGGGTAATGTTATGCCAGAAGCAAGCATTATCCCTGCTAGACCTGCTGAAACTGCTCTTATTCCAAACCAAGCAGTTATTGGTAAATTGCAAGAGTTGTTGCCATTCAAGGATTTTGAGAACT